ATGAAATCTCCTTTTCGCCTGCCGTGGCTTTCCACGGGGGAACGCAAAGCCGTGTCTGCAGATCAGGCGACGGGCGGCGAGCTCGTGGCCGAGGTGAAGATGGCGGCGGGCGTCGCGTCAGCCTTTGCGGTGCTTGCGAGCGAAGGAACGCCGCATTGGTCCGGCAGGTCCTATGCGGCGCTGGCGCGGACAGGGTTCATGCGCAATCCGGTGGCATATCGGGCGGTGCGGATGATTGCGGAGGCGGCGGCCGCTGTGCCGTGGCTGGCTTATGAGGGCGCCGCGGAAGTTGCGGATCATCCGGCGCTGTCACTGCTTCTGCGCCCGAACGGACGGCAGGGCGGACCGGATTTTTTCGAGGCGCTCTACGGGCATCTGCTCCTCTCCGGCAATGCCTATGTCGAGCCGCTGGCGATCGGCGGCAGTTTGCGCGAACTGCATCTGTTGCGGCCCGATCGGGTGAGCGTCGTCGAGGGGCGCGATGGCTGGGTGACGGGGTATGATTATCGCGCCGGTGGGGGAACGCGCAGGCTAGCGGCTGAAGCCGAGGATGGGCGGCTTTCGCTGCTGCACTTGAAACTGTTTCACCCGCTCGATGACCATTCCGGCTTTTCACCGCTTGTCGCGGCGGGCGCAGCACTCGATCTTTCCAATGCCGCGGCGGGCTGGAACAAGGCCTTGCTCGACAATTCCGCGCGGCCTTCCGGCGCACTCGTCTATCAGCCGAAGGATGGCGGCAATCTTTCGGCCGACCAGTATCAGCGGTTGAAGGACGAGTTGGAGGCGGGATATTCCGGTGCCGTCAATGCCGGTCGGCCCCTGCTGCTTGAAGGCGGCCTGGACTGGAAGGCGATGGGGCTTTCGCCCAAGGACATGGATTTCATCGAGGCGAGAAACGGTGCCGCGCGCGATATCGCGTTTGCCCTGGGCGTGCCGCCGATGCTGATCGGCATTCCCGGCGACAATACCTATGCCAATTACCAGGAGGCCAACCGCGCCTTCTACCGGCTGACCGTGCTGCCGCTGATTGCGCGGACTGCCGCGAGCTTCTCCGCCTGGCTGTCCGAGATCTTCGGGGAATTGCGGCTGGAGCCGGATCTCGACCGGATCGCCGGGCTGGGTGCGGAACGGGAAGCCTTGTGGGCGCGGGTAGGGGCGGCGGATTTCCTCTCGGACGAGGAGAAGCGCGAGGCGGTGGGTTATTGATGGAAACCGCCGCGGGTGCATTTTGTAATACGCCGTATTACAAACCCGGAGGCTCCGATGGCTGAAAAGGCAAAGTTAGAAAAATCGGCTCTATCCGATCCGATCACCCTGCGCGTGCCGCAGGACATTCTGGACGATATCGAAAAGATCGCGAAACGGCAGATCGCAGCCGCAGCTGGGTGATCGTCAGGGCGCCGAAATATTACCTGATGGCAGAGGGTAACGATGTGTTGCAGATCCGCAAGGGCGAGGAGCAGATCGCCAGAGGTGAACATGTCGATGCGGAGGAATTCTTTTCTGAACTGCTGGGCGAGAAGAAAAGCGAGGCTGTGTGATGCGCGTAAAACTCTCGAAAGACGCAGGTCTCTTTTAAAGAAGCGAACAGCGCTATCTGGAGCATTTTAATCCGCGAGCGGCCGCTGCCGTGCCGCGGCAGTTGCGGGCAGCGCTTCGCCTTCTAGCAGAGTATGCGGAGGCGAGCAGTCCATATTCCATATGACATGCTTGAAGGCAGACGCCGCTTCGTCTCGGGAGATTACGTGATCGACTACCGGATCAGTGGCGGGTTTCTTGAAGTGTCGCATATCCGGCACGGGCGACAACTACCGCCCGATCTTGACGCTGGAGAGGATGTGGAAGGGAAGGGCTAGGTCCATCGGCGGGGGGGGGGGGCTTCACTCAACCTTTGAACGTCCCGACTCAATCTCTCAAAGCTGCCGCCCAAGCGATTCTGAACGTTGACCAATATCCTGCAGGCGATGCGGTAATATGATGCCGCGCCGTGTCCCGTGACCATGTCTCCTGAAACGGAGTGCGCGTATCGGCGGGCGGCTTTACGCCGGGGCAGGGTGGATCTCGCGTCCCCTCTAACGGACAAGGAATTAACAATGGCTGACCTTGGACATGATCCGGGCGCGATGTTTGGCGTCTGGGCGGCGAAGACGGCTGGGGCTTTTGCCGGGGCCGGCGTGTCGCTGATCTATCTTCTGCCGAAGAGCCGGCGTGAGGCGGCAAGCCGTTTTGCGACGGGCATGACCTGCGGGCTGATCTTCGGTGGGCCGACGGGATTGTGGCTGGCCGAACGGCTCGGCCTTTCCGGCATGTTGTCGGGGGCGGAGACGATGCTGGCAGGCTCGGCGGCGGCGAGCCTTTGTGCCTGGTGGGTGCTGGGGGCTTTGTCTCGCGTGGCGGAGAGATATGGCGGGCGGCGCTAGGCTGTCAGCTGTGGCTCTCGCCGCTGCCGTGGCTTCCTTCGCTGCCGGTATACATGGCGGCGTCTCCCAGCGCGTGGTCCGGCCTGTCGAGCGGTTCAGCCATGACGGCCTTTTTGAAAATGCCGGGCGGATAAAGGGCCAGCCGGATCGCGCCTGCGATCAGGGCGGTGCCGGATACGATGCCGAGTGCGATCAAAAAGAGCATCTGCATGTCGTCCTCCATTCAAGAGAGGCGCAGTGCAGGATACCGCGATGCGGGTCGCGGCTCAATCCTTAAGGCCCCTGCGGCCGGGTAAAGGTTTCATTCAATTCAGGAGATTTCCATGCACGCTGACCGCGGGCACCGCGCCCCCATGCGTATTCCGGCGCGCCCAACGGCACGCAAGTTCGCCAATCTGGAACTGGCTGGCATTACCGGCGATGGCACGTTTTCCGGTTATGCCAGCGTCTTCGGCGAGGTCGATCTCGGCAAGGACAGGATCGAGCGCGGGGCATTTCTGAACTCGCTTGTCGCCCGTGGCGCGCCGGGAGTGCGGATGCTTTACCAGCATGATCCGAACGAGCCGATCGGCGCCTGGAAGACGATCCGCGAGGATGCCCGCGGGCTTTATGTCGAGGGCGTGCTGGCGCCGGGTGTCGGGCGGTCGCGCGAAGTGTTCTCGCTGATGAAGTCCGGCGCGCTGGACGGCCTGTCGATCGGTTTTCGCACGGTCAAGGCGCGCACCGATGCCAAGACCGGGGTGCGGCGAATTCTCGAAGCCGATCTCTGGGAAATTTCCGTCGTGACCTTTCCGATGCTGCCATCGGCCAGGGTCTCCGACGTCAAGCATGCGCGGTTCTTCCGCGACCGGGAAACCGAACTCGTCCGCCAGATGCGGCGGGCGGCGAAGATGATGTTCACCTCAAGCTTCAAGGGAAAATCGATATGACGGAGCAGGTTATGCAGGCAAACAAGGTGGCGCCCGAAGTGAAGGCCATACCCGAGACGGTAACGGCGGCTTTCGACGAATTCATGGAGGCATTCGAGTCCTTCAAGGATGTCAACGACCGCAGGCTCGGCGAGATCGAGCAGAAGCTGACATCGGATATCGTGACCCGCGACAAGGTCGACCGGATCAACCGGGCGATGGACGACCAGAAGAAGCTTCTCGACCAGCTTGTTCTGAAGAAGGCACGGCCGCAGCTCGGATCGGCCCGTGGGGCCGAGCTGTCGCCGGACGTGGTGGAGCACAAGGCAGCCTTCGATGCCTATGTTCGCCGCGGCGACGAGGCGGGGCTGCGCGAGCTGGAAGCCAAGGCGATGTCGGCGGGCAGCGGTGCCGATGGCGGTTATCTGGTGCCGGACGAGACCGACACGGAGATCGGAAGGCGGGTTTCCGTCGTCTCGCCGATGCGGGCGCTCTCGACCGTGCGGACCGTTTCTTCCACGGTGCTGAAGAAGCCGTTTGCCACGACCGGCCTTGCGACCGGCTGGGTGGCGGAGGCGGCGGCGCGGCCGCAGACCAATGCGCCGCAGCTGGCCGAGCTGTCATTCCCGACCATGGAACTCTATGCCATGCCGGCGGCCACTCAGGCGCTGCTCGACGATGCGGCGGTCGATATCGAGGCCTGGATCGCCGGCGAGGTGGATATCGTCTTTGCCGAACAGGAGGGCGACGCCTTCATCCGCGGCGATGGCGTCAACAAGCCGAAGGGATTTCTGTCCTACACAACGGTGGCGGACAGCGCCTGGAGCTGGGGCAATCTCGGTTACATCGCGACCGGGGCAGCGGGCGCCTGGAAATCCACCGGTCCGTCCGACACGCTGGTCGATGCGATCTATTCGCTGAAGGCGGGGCATCGGCAGAACGGCACCTTCATGCTGAACCGCAAGGTGCAGGCCGATATCCGCAAGTTCAAGGATGCCGACGGCAATTACATGTGGCGCCCGCCGGCATCGGCCGGCCAGCCCGCCACGCTGATGGGCTTTCCGGTGGCGGAAGCCGAAGAGATGCCGGATGTCGCGGCGGGATCCCTGTCGATCGCGTTTGGCCATTTCCGCTCGGGTTATCTTGTCGTCGACCGTGCGGGCGTGCGTATCCTGCGCGATCCCTATTCGGCCAAGCCCTATGTTCTGTTCTACACCACCAAGCGCGTCGGCGGCGGGGTGCAGAATTTCGAGGCGATCAAGCTGGTGAAGTTCGCGGCGAGCTGACGTGTGGTTCGCTTGTCGGGTAGAGTACGTGATACCCCCTCTGCCCTGCCGGGCATCTCCCCCACAAGGGGGGAGATCATGTGCTGACGCACCTTTATGTCCCTTCAACCTCTCATCCGCTGTCGGCCTGTCGCTGGCGAGACTTTGCCTCCGTCCGATCTCCCTCCTTGTGGGGGAGATGCCCGGCAGGGCAGAGGGAGGCGGAGGTCTGCGACGCGATTGAATTGAAATAATCCCCGAGGACTTTTCCATGACCTATGCCCTGATCGATCCGCCTCTGGCGGAGCCGTTGACGCTTGCCGAGGTGAAGGCGCATCTGCGGCTGGATGGCGGTGACGAGGATGCGCTTCTTCTGTCGCTCGTGAAAACTGCGCGCGAGTTTCTCGAAGGCGAGACGGGGCTTTGCCTGATCGCGCAGGGCTGGCGGTTTTATCTCGACCGATGGCCGAAGGACGGGGTGATCCGTATCCTGAAGTCGCCGGTGCAAGCGATTCAATCCGTTACGGTTTATGACGCGGATGGGGCGGCCGTTGATGTTTCGCTTGAAGATCATCTGCTCGATGCTGCGGGACGCCCGGCAAGGCTGTGGCTGCGTGATGCGCCTTCGCCGGGCCGGGCCGTGAACGGTATCGAGATCGATTTTTCGGCCGGTTACGGCGAGGCGGGAACGGATGTGCCGGATACGCTGAAACGGGCGATGCTGATCCATATCGGCCACATGTTCGCCTTCCGCGGTGTCATCTCCGACGACCAGCAGCCGGCAGGTGTTCCTGATGGTTATGAGCGACTGATTGCCCCCTTCCGGATACGGAGGCTGTGATGGTCGTCTTTTTCGATCCCGGCCAGATGACAGCACGGTTGTCGCTGGAAGAGCAGACGAGCACACCGGACGGACAGGGTGGCGGCACGCTAAGCTGGACGGAGATTGCCGCCATGTGGGCGAAGATCGAGCCGGTGTCGACGAGCCTTGCGGAACGGGCAGGTGCCGAGATCGGCACGATTACTCACCGTATCTGGCTGCGGTTTCGTGAAGGAGTTTCCGCCGGACAGCGTTTGCGCAAGGGAGCACGGCTGTTTGCGATAAAGCTGGTGCAGGACCCGGATGAAACGGGGCGCTACCTCACCTGCCTCTGCGAGGAGGATGCGGCATGAGCGCGGCAAATGCTCTTTTGAAGGCGATCCATCAGCTGCTTTCCGGCGATGCCGGGCTTACGGCGCTGATCGGGCCGGACGGCATTCGCGATCGTCTGCTGGCACGGCCGAAACTGCCGGCAATCATCTTCGGCGAAATGGAGACGCGTGATCTTTCTACCGTGACGGAAGCCGGCGAGGAGCATTTTTTCGTGCTGGAGGTCTGGTCGGAAGGGGAAGGGCGAAAACTTGCCCAAGAGATCGCCGCGAAAGTGACGGCGCTTCTCGACGATGCGGATCTGACGCTCGACGGTGCCGTGCTGGTGAGCCTGCTGAGGATCGGCACGCGCAGCCGTCGCGAGCAGAAGACCAGGTATTATCTTAGCGAGATACGGTTCAGGGCTGTGACGGAGTAATGGTGCCCGCCGTTCGGCGCGCTTTTCGGACAAGCGAGATCAAAAGGATGACCGAGCAGAGAGCGACAAGCGTGAGCATTATGGAGATGATGAGCGCGGTGGATACGCCGGTTCGGTCAAGCAGTGCGGTAAACAGGATCGGGGCTATGGCGTTGGCGATATTCTGCGGCATCATCAGCCGTGATGCCTGACGGCCGTATTCGCTCGGCGAAAACAGCGCCAGCGGCAGAAGTGCGCGGGCGACGACCAATATGCCCGAGCCGAAGCCGTAAAGTGCGACGAAAATCCAGAGGCTGACGGTTGACGGTGGTAACAGGAGGAGGCTGGTAAAGCCGGCAACCATCAGGCTGATCCCGCTGACCGAGGTGAGGAACGGATTGCCCCGCTTGCCGAGCAGCATATCGAACCCGCGCGCCGAAATGCCGAGCACGCCGCGCGCTGCGGCAAGCTGTAGGGCGAGTTCGGGCGTGGCACCGGACTGTTGCAGCACTTCCAGAAGAGAAGGCGACAGGCCGAAGGTGACGAAGGAGGCGATTGCCGTTGAGAGCGCCACGAAGATGAAGGCTGCCTTCTTGCCGGCCGCAGTCAGCGGTACCGGTGCGGTGTTGGCGGATATGCGGGCCGCTTCGCGGGCGACCGGTTTCGACAGGCCGAACAGATAGAGCGGCAGGCAGACGAAGACCTGCAATCCGGCGGCCCAGAGGAAGGTCGCACGCCAGCCGATCAGATCATTCAGCAGGTTGAGCAGCGGCCAGGAAATCGTCGGCGACAGGCCGGTGAACAGCATGAGGATGGCGATCGTGCGCTTTCCCTCGACGCCCTCGCGTTCGACCACGGCAGTGAAAGCCGGCGCATTGAGCGCAAGGGCTGCGCCGAGGCCGAGGATGATCCAGGCGGCTATGTAGCCGATCGCGCCTTGCGCACTGGCCAGAACGCAAAGTCCTGCGGCGAAGAACAGGGTTCCGATGGAAAGTACGCGCGAGGCGCCGAAACGCTCCAGCATCCTGCCCGTCAGCGGGCTTGCGAAGGCGCTCGTCATCATCATGACGGAGAGGCCGGCAAAGACGATCTCGTTTGCAAGGCCAAGATCAGAACCGAGCTTACGGCCGATCGCCCCGACCGCTTCGAATGTCGTGCCCCATCCGATCAACTGCCCAATGGCGAGGACGCTCACGGTTCTGACCGAACTGGGGGAATGAGGCATGGCGGGGACATCGCGAAGGGAACTGGCGGCAACGGCTGTAGCAGGTCCTCTTAACAGCGGGAAGTGGCCTTTCGGCAGAAGACAACAACCAACCGGGAAGGAATGGCAACATGGCAGCGCAGAAGGGCAGGGACCTGCTTCTGAAGGTCGATGAAGGCGGGACGTTCATGACGGTGGCAGGGCTGCGATCACGACGTCTCGCCTTCAACGCCGAGACGGTGGATGTAACGGATGCGGAAAGTGTGGGGCGCTGGCGGGAATTGCTCGGCGGCGCGGGTGTCCAGCGCGCATCGCTGACCGGGGCCGGCATATTCAAGGACCAGGCGAGCGACGAGAAGGTGCGGGCCGCCTTCTTTTCCGCGGCGATCCTCGACTGGCAGGTGATCATTCCGGGTTTCGGCACCATCACCGGGCCGTTCCAGGCGACGGCACTCGAATATTCCGGCGAGCACAATGGCGAGGTGCGGTTTGAACTGGCGCTCGAATCTGCCGGCGCACTGGCATTCGGTGCGCTGTGATGGCCGGGGCTGTGGTCATTGGCAGCCGTGCCAACCGGCGCCGCGGCGAGGTGGAGGCGGTGCTGGACGGCGAGCGCCGCATCCTTTGCCTGACGCTCGGGGCACTGGCGGAACTGGAGACAGCCTTCGCGGTTGAAGACCTCAACCGTCTGGCTGCACGATTCTCATCCGGCAGGCTTAAAGCAGCCGACATGATCCGCATCATCGGTGCCGGTCTGCGCGGCGGCGGCAATCTTCTCTCCGATGACGAGGTGGCTGCGATGAGTGTCGAGGGCGGGATTGCGACCTATGCCGGCATTGTCGGCGACCTCTTGACGGCGACCTTTGCCGGGCGCGGGGAAGGCACGGCCGCAAACCCTTGAATGCCGCAGCGGGAGAGGGCGCAAGTGACGACAGGGCAGGCGCATCGGCGCCATTTCCCTGGGATGTCGTCATGCATGTCGGCTTCTGCCTGCTGCGGCTTTCCTCACGGGATTTCTGGGCGCTGACGCCGGTCGAATTCTTTCTCATGGCTGGTGGTGCACGGCCTCGCACGATGGCGGTGGGCAGGGCGGAGCTGGATGCGTTGATGCGGGTGTTTCCGGATTGAGCATGAATTTTGCCGAGGTCTGCCCCATGGAGTGAATAACAATGGAAAACGACGATACCAATCTATCTGCAACGCTCGCCGGCGCGGAGGCACTGTCCGATGTGATGGCTGATCTGGAGGCGCGGTCGCAGCGTTTTGGAGCCGCGCTGACCGGAGCGCTCAGATCGGCAACGACTGGCGGCAAGGGCCTCGAGGATGTCTTGCGGGGGCTTGGCAACCGGTTGACGGATATTGCGCTCTCGGCCGGCCTGAAGCCGCTGGAAGGATTGCTCGGCAATGCCGTGGGATCGCTGATCGGGTCGGTGACACCGTTTGCCGATGGCGGGGTCGTTCGGGCGCCGAGTTATTTCCCGATGAATGGCGGCACTGGCCTGATGGGCGAGGCTGGACCGGAAGCGATCCTGCCGCTGAAACGCGGTGCGGACGGCTCGCTTGGCGTGGCATCGGCCGGCGGTGGCGGGGCTGTGCCGCAGGTGGTCTTCAACGTGACGGCGACCGATGTGGCGAGCTTTCGCAAAAGCGAGGCGCAGGTTTCGGCCATGCTGGCGCGCAGTGTCATGCGTGGCCGCAGAGGGCTTTGACGGGAGAATGCGATGAGCGGATTTCATGACGTGCGCTTTCCGCTGCGGGTGGCGCTCGGGGCAAGCGGCGGGCCTGTGCGGCGCACGGATATCGTCAATCTTTCGAACGGGCGGGAACAGCGCAATCAGCGCTGGCGCGACAGCCGCCGCAGTTACGATGCCGGATCGGGCATCCGGTCGCTTGCCGATCTCTATGCGGTTCTGGAGTTCTTCGAGGCTCGCCGCGGGCAGCTTTACGGTTTTCGCTTTCGCGATCCGGTCGACGGGGCCTCGTGCCCGCCGGGGGGAACGGTTGCCGCGACCGACCAGATCATCGGCACCGGCGACGGCATGACGGCGGCTTTCCAGCTGGTGAAGGCCTACCAGGATGCCGGCGGTGGCTGGACGCGGCGGATCGTGAAACCGGTTTTGGCAACGGTGCGGGTCTCCGTGGATGGCGTGGAAGCGGCAGGCACCGCCTGGTCGGTCGATGCAACGACCGGGGTGCTCACCTTTCTTGCCGGCCATGTGCCGGCGGCAGGCGCTCTGGTCGGGGCGGGCTTCGAATTCGATGTGCCGGTGCGCTTCGATATCGATCGTATCGATGTCAATCTCGCGCATTTCGATGCCGGGCGTATTCCGACCATTCCCCTGACGGAGATATTGGCATGAGGACGATCCCTCCCGCGCTGAAGGCGCATCTCGACGGGCAGGCCACGACGACCTGCCATTGCTGGCGGGTGACGCGGCGCGATGGCGTGGTGATCGGTTTTACCGATCATGACCGGGATCTTGGCTTCGACGGCACGAATTTTCTGGCGGCGAGCGGCTTTGCGGCAAGCGAAAGCGAGCAGGCGTCCGGGCTCGGCGCGGAGGCCGACGAGGTTGCCGGCGGATTTTCGAATGCGGCGATCGACGAGGGCGATCTGGCGGCCGGGCGTTACGATGGCGCCCGGGTTGAGCTGTTTCTCGTCAACTGGGCAGCGCCGGATGAGCATATGTTGCTGAATGTGCGCGAGATCGGCGAAGTGGTGCGCGCCGGTGGCCAGTTTCGGGCGGAATTGCGCAGCCTGGCACACAGGCTGAACCAGCCGCAGGGCAGGCTTTACAATCGCCGTTGCGACGCGAGCCTTGGAGATGGCAGGTGCAGAATGGATCTTGCCGCCTGGCGTGGGGAAGGATCGGTCGTCGAGATGGTGGACCGGAGCCGGTTGCTCGTTTCGGGGCTGGCGCATTTCGCCGATGGTTTCTTCCGCCAGGGCAGGATCGTCTTTTCGGACGATCTGGTCGCCGAGGTGGACGCGCATGGCAGGCGCAACGACGGCAGCGTGGTATTCTCACTCTGGCTGCCGCTTGAGGAGGATGTCGAGCCCGGACGGGCATTCGTGGTGACGGCCGGCTGCGACAAGACCTTCTCGACGTGTCGGGAGCGTTTTGCCAACCAGCTGAATTTCCGCGGTTTCCCGCATGTGCCGGGTTCTGACTTTGCCTATTCCTATGTAGACGGCGAGCGGATCCATGACGGTGGACCGATCTTCGAATGAGCGGGGTGGAGAACAGGATCGTTGCGCTGGCGGAAAGCTGGATCGGCACGCCTTATCGGCATCAGGGCGCGACGAAGGATGTGGGATGCGACTGTATCGGCCTGATCCGCGGCATCTGGCGCGACCTTTATGGCGATGAGCCGGAGGCGGTGCCGGCCTATGCGCCGGACTGGGCCGAACGTAGCGGCGAGGACCGGCTGACGGATGCAGCGCTGCGGCTGTTCGGAAAGGCGTTGCCGCTCGCGGAGGCAAGGCCCGGAGACCTGCTGCTGTTTCGCTGGAGGCCGGATTGCGCGGCCAAGCATGCCGGTATTCTTGTCGCGCCGACCTATTTCATTCATGCCTATGAGCAGGTGGCGGTGACGCGTTCGGCGCTGGTGCCCTCGTGGAAGCGGCGGATCGCTGCCGTGCATCGGTTTCCGGGGACCCGGATTGATTGAAACGGCGATGAACTGGCGTAAATTGCTGACTTGGTGAGCGGGGGTGCAACCCCGACCACCGTGGACTTACTTGGTAAAGTGGATCCGGACGGCTATTGACCAGCCCGTCCGGGTCACCCTCCAGATAAGCGTAATGCCAATCGGCTTGAGCCTCATAACATCACCTCCAGGTTTGAAAGCAGGGCTTCTGCCAAAGTCGGTGGAGCCCGTCTCGACCGATGTGCCGAGCTGGCTGCGACACTCTCTGCTTTTGTTTCCAAACATCGATACGTTATTGCAATTTTAGCGCGCATCCAGTCGTGAAGACGGATGCGTGGGGAGAGACCATGGCTACTCTTCTTTTCCAGGCAGCCGGTGCGGCCTTGGGCGGCGTGTTCGGTCCGATCGGCGCGATTGTCGGACGGGCTGCGGGTGCTCTCGCCGGCAGTGTCGTCGATCGGGGCTTGATCAACGGAAATCGCACGATTTCGGGCGCGAGGCTGGGTACGGCGCGTATTCCGGGGGCAGACGAAGGCGCTGCTATCAACCGGCTTTACGGGACGGCGCGGATCGGCGGTACGCTGATATGGGCGACGCGTTTCGAGGAGGAGGTGACGCGTGAACGCACTGGCGGCAAGGCGACGGGGCCGCGCGTCGAGACGTTTCGCTACTTTGCCAATTTCGCCATCGGGTTGTGCGAGGGGCCGATCGCTTCGGTGAGGCGTGTCTGGGCCGATGGCCGAGAAATCGACCTGGCTGCGATCGAAATGCGCGTCTATCGCGGCGACGAGGAGCAGCTGCCCGATCCGCTGATCGAGGCGAAACAGGGAGAGGGATTGGCGCCGGCTTATCGCGGGCTGGCCTATGTCGTCTTCGAAAGGCTGCCGCTCGATGCGTTCGGCAATCGTATTCCGCTCCTGCAATTCGAGGTGCTGAGACCGGTTGGCAGGCTGGAGGCGCAGATCCGGGCGGTAACGATCATTCCGGGAGCAACGGAGCATGGCTATCAGACCGTTCAGGTAACGGAGAGCACCGGTGAAGGCAGCGGCCGCATCATCAACCGGCATACGACGACGGCGCTGACCGACTGGCAGGCTTCGCTCGATGAGTTGCAGGCTCTGTGCCCGAACCTTCAGCGGGCGGCGCTGGTCGTCTCGTGGTTCGGCACGGATCTCCGTGCAGGGCACTGCCGGATCAGGCCGGGTGTCGAAGTGAAGGCGCGGCGCGATGAAAGCGATCCCTGGTCGGTAGCGGGCATTGGGCGGGGTGAGGCCTACCTGGTCAGCCGGCGCGACAGCGCGCCCGCCTATGGTGGCACACCCAGCGACAGGAGCGTCAGGGCGGCAATCGCGGACCTCAAGGCGCGTGGATTGAAAGTCTATCTCTATCCGTTCGTGATGATGGATGTTCCAGCGGGAAACGGTTTGCCCGATCCTTATGGCGGCAGTGAACAGGCGGCCTATCCCTGGCGGGGGAGGATCACCTGTCATCCTGCCCCGGGAGAAGCCGGGTCGGTGGACAGGACGGCGGTTGCTCGGGCCCAGGTGCAGGCCTTCAGCCAAGACAGCGAAGGTTATCGCCTTATGGTTCTGCATTATGCGGATATGGTGGGCGATGCGGGTGGTGTAGACGGCTTCATCATTGGCTCTGAACTGCGCGGGCTGACGCAATTGCGCGATGAGGCGGATCGGTTTCCCTTTGTTGATGAACTGGTCGAACTTGCCGGGGATGTCAGGGCGAGGGTCGGAGCGGAGACGAAGATAACCTATGGTGCCGACTGGAGCGAATATTTCGGCTATCATCCGCAGGACGGTAGCGGCGACTTTTTCTTTCATCTCGACCCGCTCTGGGCCTCTCCGGACATCGATGCGGTTGGCATCGATAATTACATGCCGCTCGCCGACTGGCGCGACGATGACCTCGTAAAGCGTAACCTGGATGGCTTTGCTGCGCGCGACGACGTGACGGGGATGGAAGGGCAGATTGCTGCCGGTGAAGGTTATGACTGGTATTATGCCAGTGAGGCTGACCGGCAAAATCGCCTTCGTTCACCCATAACCGACGGGCTGGCGGGCAAGCCCTGGGTCTTTCGTTACAAGGATATCGAAAGCTGGTGGTCGAGCCTGCATTTCAACCGTGTAGACGGTGCGGAGCGGACGACGCCGACGGTCTGGATGCCGGGAATGAAGCCCGTGTGGTTTACCGAACTGGGGTGTCCCGCAGTCGACAAGGGCGCCAATCAGCCGAATGTCTTCGTCGATCCGAAATCGGCGGAAAGCAATCTGCCGTACTTCTCTTCGGGTGGAAGATCTGACAGCCAGCAGCGGCGTTTTCTTCAGGCGCACCACGATCATTGGCAAGGCAATACAGCACCGCAGGGCATGGTCGATCCGGACCATGTTTTTGTCTGGACATGGGACGCGCGCCCGCAGCCGGCCTTTCCGGATGACCTGTCGTTCTGGAGCGACGGCAGCAACTGGCGGACCGGGCACTGGCTTAACGGGCGTATTGGCGGCACCACGCTTGCCGATGCGATTGCCGCGATCCTTGTTGACCATGGCATCGAGGATTTCGATGTTTCCGCAGTCAGCGGTGACCTGACCGGTTTCGTGCAGGCGGACCTCACTTCGGCGCGGGCCTTGATCGAGCCGCTGATGGAGGCCTTTCAGATCGATGCGGTCGAGGACGGTGGACGGATACGGTTTCGCTCGCGATTGACCTCGAGCCTTGAACCGCATGAAATCAATGTTTTGGCCGATATCGAGGATGAACCGCTATGGACGGAAAACCGGGGGCACGACAGCGATTTCCCTGCCGAGACCGCATTGGGTTTCTTCAATCCGGTGCTGGACTACGAGCAGGCAAGCGTGCGCTCGCGCCCGGTTGTGGCCGCAGGCAAGCGGGTGCTGGGCTACGATCTGCCGGCGACGCTTTTTGAGGAGACGGCGCTTGCTGCGGTTGAAGCTGCCCTGCGGGCAAACCGTATTGCCAGGCGGACCGTGAATTTTGCGATTTCACCGGCCGACCAGGCAATCGGGACGGGTGACGCGATCCGGCTCGTTGATGGGCCTGATGGGATATTCGTGGTTGAGCGTATCGAAGAGGGCGCGATCCGCCGGATCGAGGCGCGCCATCATGTGGCGGTGCCGCCTTCCGGTTCGCATGTGGCGATCAGCCGGGGCCACACAAGCGGCGGAGGCGTTTCCGATGCCTTTCAGCCCCTCCTGCACTTCATGGACCTTCCGCGCCTGACCGATGCCGCATCGGAAAGTTTCGCCTGCGTTGCCGGTTACTGCCGGCCCTGGCGGCGCATGGTGATCTCCTCCTCGGCAACCAGCGAGGCATATCGCACACGGGTGACGATTGATCGCCCTGCACGGCTCGGGTCGCTGTCTTCGCCGCTGCGGCCCGGCGTCTCGGGCCGGTTCGATCATGCGAATGTACTGGAGCTGGATCTTCATTTTGGCGGACTGGCATCGGCCAATGAAGTCGCGGTTCTTTCCGGCGAAAACCGGATCGCGGTGAAGGCGCAGAATGGTGCCTGGGAAATCATTGGTTTTCTGTCGGCGCAGGAGATCGCGCCAAAACGCTGGCGGCTGTCCGGTCTGCTGCGGGGGCTTGCCGGCACGCAGGATGCGACAGGGGCCGGTGCCGTGTCTGGTAGTCCGTTTGTCGTGCTGGATGAAGCGGTGGTGTCGCTTGGACTCGGCAGCGAGGAACGCGGGCGGTCGCTGAACTGGCTCGTCGAGAGCCTTGGCAGCGGTGGCGGTCAGGCCGGACCTCGGGTGTTTACGGGTGGTGAGCGCGCCGAAACTCCGTTGGCACCTGTGCATCTTTGGGCCGACAGGAGAGCTGATGGAGACATCGTCATAGGCTGGACGCGATGCGGCCGGGTGGACGCAGATGGCTGGGAGGCCTTGGACATCCCGATGGACGAACCACAGGAGCGATATCGCATCGATCTGATGGCACATGGCGCTGTGGTGAGGAGCGTTGAAGTGGCCGAACCTTCCTTTTCCTATGCCGCAGAAGACGAGCTTACCGATTTCGGTGAACGGCAAACAAGTATCGATTTCGCAGTCAGACAGATGGGACGCGCGGTTCCTTTGGGCATTCCTGCGCGATCATCGATCAATCTTTGATAACAAGGAGATGAACAGATGGATTTGATGAAGAACTGGTATCAGTCGAAGACGATCTGGGGCGCCCTGATTGCTGTTGCCGCCTCCGCGCTACAGCTTGCTGGCCTTGAGATCGGGGCTGCGGATCAGGCGGAGCTGGCCGATATCGCAGTGACGCTTACGGGGGCGGCGGGTGGCCTTCTGGCGCTTTACGGGCGCCTTGTGGCAACCGGCTCAATCGGTGGAAAAGCCCCCTCCAGACCATCCTGAAGGGGAGGATTACGGAGCATTCATTTGCCATTCAGCCGTCATCCGATACATAATCCATAACATGCATTGGACATGACCTTTCGTCGGTTGAGTGGAAACAGGTAAACATGGCGCGACTGCCGATCATAGCGATTTTGGCTGCCGGCACTGCATTCGCAGCATTGCCTGGGAAGTCTGCGACTGCTCGAGACTATCTCGTTCTTGTTGCGGGCGACTGTGGCACAGCCGCCTCGCGCGTTGTCCGTGACACGGGTGGACAGCTTCTGTCGGCCCAGCCGTCCTCGGACGGCCAGACCTGCATTGTGACGGTCCTTGTGCAGGGCAATGGCAGCGAACGGCCGCGCAAGGTCACCGTCCGGGTGCCGATGTAG